CCGCAGAAATTGAAGCAAAATATGGAACTCAAGTAGAAACTACTGTTATTCGAGCATTAGTTGAAAGAGATAGAGAGCAAATGAAAGCACAATCAAAATTGGTTAGTGATATAGCAAGGGTTAGACAATGAGTGGTAATGACCATATAGACGATTTAATAATTTTCGGAAAAAATGCAAAACGCATTTTAGACGACACTACTTTTCAAGCAGTCATGCAAAGCGTGAGGGAAGATGTCCATACTTCATGGTCTGAAACTTCACCTCATGCGACTCAAGAGAGAGAACAATATTTTCATCTTTTGAAAGCAGTTGACTTGTTGGAAGAAAAATTATGGGCTGTTGCAGATAACGCCCATATTTTAAAACTTAAGGCAGAAAATATTACAAAAAACAAAAAAGGAGTTTAATATGAACCAAGCGACAAACCCAGTTGAGGAATCGCCTGAATTAAAATCTAGCGTTGAACAAGTTACTGATATTCTGACTCGCCCTGGCGATAAAGCAGAAGTAAGTAATCAAACAGAGTCAGAGCAACCGCCTATTGAAGATGTTGAATCTGGCGAGGAATATATAGACGAACCTTCTGAGGAAATTTCTGAAGAATATGAAGAAGTCCTAGAAGATGAGGAAGATTCCGAACTGTATGCAGATGAACAAACCGACATTGATGAAGATGAAGGCTTGCAACAAGAACTAATTGAAGTGAAGATTGACGGAAAATTAGAGCAAGTATCTTTAGATGAATTAAGAAATGGATATTCAAGGCAACAGCATTTTACTAGACAAAGCCAAAAACTTGCTGAAGAAAAGAAGCAGTTTGAAGCTGAAGCTAGACAAGTTCAAGAGGAGCGAAATCAATATGCTCAACTCTTAGGGAACTTAGAAAATCAAATAGTAGAGTTAGGTAAAGAACCTGAACCAGATTGGAACTTAATGTATGAACAAGACCCAATCGAAGCTAGTAAAAAACAACATGAATGGAACGCTTATAAACAGCAAAAAGCTGAAAAGTTAAATGCTGTTAAAGCCGAACAACAAAGAATAGCAGAGCAGAATCATCAAGCAAATATGATGCAATATCAAACAATGCTTAGTGAAGAAGCACAAAGGCTACCTGAAGTTATTCCAGCATGGAAAGATGAAAAAATTGCTACAAAAGAAAAAGCTGAATTAAAAGATTTTCTTTTAAAGAAAGGTGTTACTGAAGAAGAAGTTTCTGCTTTAGTAAAAGCTAATCATGTTAGCGTTTTAAGAGATGCTATGCTTTACAATAAAGGTAAACGCAAAGTAATTAAAAGAGCAAACAAAACTAACGGAACGAAAGTTCTGAAAAGTGGTAGCAAAAAATCCCCTAAGAAAACTGACGCATATAAGAAAACGACCTCAAGATTAAAAAAAGGTGGACAATGGCAAGATGCACAATCAGCCATTTCCATGTTGTTAAACGATTAATTTAAGAGGATATTACAATGGCAATTATTGCAAATACTTTTACTAGGTATTCAGCAGTTGGTATTCGCGAAGAATTAAGCAATATTATTTACAACATTTCTCCTGAAGAAACACCATTTATGTCAAACGGTGGCAGAGAAACAGTTAGAAACACTTTCTTTGAGTGGCAAACTGATTCCCTTGCGGCCGCTTCTACAAACTATCAAATTGATGGTGATGATATTGCTACTTTCCCAGCAACCAATCCGACTACTAGAATAGGAAACTATACAAACATTTCAAGAAAACTTGTTATCTTAGCTGATAACTTGGAAGTTATTAACGAGGCAGGTAGAACTTCTGAACTTGCTTATCAAATAACTAAACTTGGACAAGAGCTAAAAAGAGACCAAGAAACTACATTGATGGCGAATAGCGCCGCTGTAGGTGGAGCCGCAGGAACGGCTAGACAAACAGCAGGTCTTCCAGCATGGCTAAAAACAAACTCAGACAGAGGCACAGGTGGGACTGACCCGACAGTTTCTGGTGGGGTTGTTAATGCGGCCGCTGGTGATGCCACAGCTGGTAACAGAAGGGCGTTTACTCTTTCAATTCTTGATGCAGTCATAGAATCAGTTTGGACTCAAGGTGGAACACCAAAAATGCTTATGGTTGGACCACACAATAAGACAGTCGTTTCTGGATTCTCAGGTATCGCCGCTAACAGGTATGAAGTTAAAAAACCTGAAGCTGGTGTTATCATTGGAGCCGCTGATATTTATGTATCAGACTTTGGAGCAGTTAATATTGTTCCTAATAGATTCCAAAGAGAAAGAGATGCTTATGTCTTAGACCCTGAGTTCTACGCAACTTGTTTCTTACGACCACTAGAAGTTATTGATTTAGCTAAAACTGGTGACGCTGAGAAGCGAATGTTACTTGTAGAATACGGACTTAAAGTTAAAAATGAAGCCGCTCTTGGAGTGTGTGCTGATTTAACAGCTTCGTAAATCACATAGGAAAATGGGGTAGTTAGCGATTGCGACTACCCCTAAACTAAAAAAATGAGTAGAAAAAGATTAATAAGTTTCGATAACGAAACAAAGATTTCAAATAACTTTACTTTTGAAGAAGATACCTCAGGTAAAGGAGAACATAGTTTTGTTTTAAGTAGAGAGCAAGATGTAACTGAAATACTTAAAGAAAACAGAGATTTATATAATGATAGCGATAAAAGAGACCCCTATGGTCATTGGAATAAAGTCGCTTCAATCCCTATGGTTTTGTATTATGATTTAAAAGAAAAGGGTATTTTAGATGACCCTAAAGCATTAAAAAAATGGCTTAACGACCCTGACAATAAAGCGTTTAGAACAAGAGAAGGAACTGTATAATGGCATTAGTTAATTATTCAGATTTAAAAACAAGCATAGCAGATTGGCTAAATAGGTCTGACTTAACAGCAACAATACCAGATTTTATTACTTTAGCTGAATCTGGCTTTAATAAAGAAATACGCAACAGAAAAATGATTAAAAGAGCAACAGCAACGATTGATTCTCAATATAGTGCTGTTCCAGCCGATTGGTTACAAACAGTTGATTTTGTTATTGAGGCAAATCCAGTTGTAACTTTAGAATTTATTACAAATGAAAAACTTGATAAATTAAGAGAAACTTATACTTCAAGTGGCACACCAAAATTTTACACAATAGTAGGTCAAGAACTAGAGGTTTTACCTGTTCCTGATTCAGCAACGCTGACAGGAGAAATTACTTACTATAGTAAAATTCCTAACTTAACTGATGTAAACCCAACTAATTGGTTAATGAATAGTAGTCCTGATATATATTTATATGGAAGTCTGCTACAATCAGCCCCATATCTAGTTGATGACTCTAGAATACCTGTATGGGCTAGTATGTATCAGAAGCTAGTTAAGGATTTAGAAATCGCAGACCAAAAGGCAAGAGTAGGCGATTCAACATTAAAAATGAAAGCAACCGCATTACAATAAGGAGATTAAAAAATGAGTTTTAGCGATTATTTGGAAAACAAAATTCTTGCCCACACTTTTTCAGGAACAACTTTTACTCCTGCTTCCACACTTTATTTGGCTCTATATACTGTAGCGCCAAGTGATGACGGAACAGGCGGAACTGAAGTTTCAACTTCTGGAACAGGGTATGCAAGACAAACAGTTACTTTTACCACAACAGCAAGTCAATCTAGTAACACGGCCGCTGTAGAATATTCAACGGCAACAGCAAGTTACGGAACAGTAGTAGCAGTTGGTGTATTAGATGCTTCAACAGGTGGTAACTTATATGCAGTAGGAACTTTAGCTACACAAAAACCAATATCAACTGGTGATGTGTTTAGAGTGCCTGCTGGTGATTTAGATATTGATTTAACATAAGGAATTAAATGTCTGGAACTAGAGATTATGGACAAGGTGGATATTCTTCCAATGTGTATGGAATTTGGGGTTACTCAGATGCTTCATGCACAATAACAGCTTCATCTAGCTTTACAAATAGAGCATGGAGAGGTTATGGTAAAGGTGGCTATAGTTCTAATCTTTATGGAGTTTGGGGATATACCGATAGTGGTCAAATATCTTCAAGTTCATCATCAAGTTTAAGTTTATCTGCGGCTCACCCTGTAGATACTTATTCTTCTGGTGAATATGGTTATGGTAATTATTCCGCTGGAACAATTAGAGATGCAAGTGTTACAGTTAATGCTGTCGCAACTATCTCTTGTATTGGTGGATATGTAGCACAACCACAAATAACAGTTAATGCTGTCGCAACTGTTTCGTTATTAGGGCAAGTAGTAAGTGGTGGTATAATACCCGCACAAGCTACTTCATCATTAAGTGTAGTAGGAACTGTTACATTTAGCGGTAATCCATATCCTATTAACGGAGTTTCTACAGTTACGGCTGTATGTAATAGAATAGTGTTTATAGATGTTTCAAATATATCAGCCCAATCATCTACAAACTTTAGTGCAAGATTAAAATGGGTTGATGAACCAAACGCTTCTACAACATGGACCGAAGTCTATAAGGTAGCGGCATAACTTTTAAGGAGTAAATGCAAATGGCAGATACAACAACAACAAATCTGAATCTGACTAAGCCAGAAGTCGGTGCTTCTACGGACACATGGGGAACTAAATTAAATACTGATTTAGACTCTATTGATGCTCTTTTCGCCGCCGCTGGTTCAGGAACTTCAGTTGGACTGCAAGTCGGTTCAGGAAAAACTTTAAGTGTAGGTGGAACTCTAGTAGCTAGTGGAACTGTTACACTTGATTCTGCGGCCATATCAGCCGCTAGTGCAACGATTTCTGATTTAGGCACAGTAACTACTGTTGACCTGAACGGAGGGACGATTGACGGGGTAACTATTGGTGGAACTACAGCAGGGGCTATCACAGCCACAGATTTAACAGGCACAGGAACAATTAACTTTACTGGTGCTACTATATCAAATGCTGGAACAATAACGACTGCGGATATAAACGGCGGGAGTATTGACGGGACAACAATAGGTGGTTCTGTAGCTGGTGCAGTTACAGCCACAACTATAAAAGCAACTTCACTTAGAGAAACAAGTAACAATGTTACGCAATCAACAGGAACATTAACTTTAGATTGTTCTACAGGAAACGCTTTTTCTTTCACACCTTCACAAAACATAACAACACTAACAATTACAAATGTTCCAGCTTCAGGAGATGCTTATAGCATGGTCCTTAAAATAGGTGGTTCAGCATATACTATTGCATGGGGTGCCGCTGTTAAGTGGGCAGGTGGTCAATCACCAGCTTTATCAAGTTCTAACCATGATGTAATTGTTTTAATGACAGTTGATGGCGGAACTACTTGGTATGGATTTATTTCTGCTCAAGATATGTCATAATTAGGAGATAAAAAATGAGTTTAGGTAACAACATGATTTTGGCTTCAGGTGCAGTTATTGAACCTGAAAATGTAAGTGTTCCAGTAGTTACAGGAACAGTCGAAACTGGTCAAACATTAACTGGAACTGACGGCGCTTGGAATACATCTGGAGATTTTACTAGACAATGGCAAAGAGGTTCAGACGCTACTTCTTGGTCAAACATAAGTGGAGCAACAAATTCTACTTATGTATTAACTTCAAATGATGCTGGTTATAAATTTAGATTTGCTGTTACCTTAACAAATGATGCTGGAACAGCCACAGCAAATAGTGTTCAAACAAATACACAAGCTGGTCAATGGTATTCTACTGGTTCAGGCAGTAACACAACTTGGACAGCAGGCCCAGGTGTTGACACGATTTCAATATTTGGAGTTGGTCAAGGTGGTTCTGGTTCTTCATACTGTAATCAGGTAACTTCAGGTGTAGGTGGTGGTGGTGGAGCCGCTGGTTACTCTAATAATGTAAGTGTTACTCCAGGCCAAACTTATTATGTTAATTTCCAAGAATATCACCAAAGCGGTCAATATGGTTGGTCTTTTTATGGGTATGTAAATGGCATAACATCATCTTCGGCTGGTCAAAATGCTCCTGAATCATCTTATTTATTTTATATGAATAGTGCTGATAATGGAAGTCCAACTGCTGGTAATACATCTAAATCAAAAGCAGATACTAAAAATAATGGTGGTAATGGTTCACCAAACAATTCTTCTGCTGGTGGTGGCGCTGGTGGATATTCTGGAGCAGGTGGCGCCGGTGGTAGTGGTAACCAAACTGGAGGTAGTGCTGGTTCTGGCGGCGGTGGTGGCGGTGGTTGTGGTATGGCCGCTTACGCAAATGGCGGTGGCGGTGGCGGCCCTGGTGGCGGTGGCGTTGGTATTAACGGAGAAGGCCCAAGTGGCGCTGGTGGCACATGGAATAGCCCTCTTTTCGAAGGCGGTAGAGGTGGTTCTGGTGGTTCTGACGGCGGAGATGCTACATATCAAAACACAACTTCAGGTAAAGCTGGTGGTAACTACGGCTCTGGCGGCGGTGGTGGTGGCGCTTGGTATGGTTGGGGACCATGTTCAGGTGCAGGACAATATGCACCAGCGGCCATAAGAATTATTTGGGGTTCAGGTAGAGCATATCCTTCAACTAATACAGCAGATGTGTAAAGGAGATAAAAAATGACTTTAAAAAACGCAACACCCCCTCAAGATAGAAAATATTATACTAAGATTATAGACGGGCAACCTGTTAGTAATATAGTCGAAGATGAGTTTGACTTAATGAATTATAGAAATATTGATGTGCATGACCCTTCTCAAAATTATCATTTAGTGGATTGTTCTGCTATGTTTAATAATAATTTTGAAAATTCTCTTTTACCTTATGAAAGACTGGCAGAAACTACAATAGAGTTAGTTGATGAAACATGGACTCTTGTTGAAAATAAGACTGAATTAACAGGAGAACCATTAGCTGAAAAACAACAATTTGTTGAACAGCAAATGACTTTTGAAAGAGATGCACAAGTTGAATTGGCAGAAGATTACGAGTCTAAAGAAACAGACCCCACGAAGAAAGCAACTTGGCAACAATTTATAACAGATTTGGAAGATTGGACTTTTGACCCAGATGACAAAAATCCTGTATTACCCCCAATACCTGAAAGCATTAGACCTGGCCCGCCAGACGCAAATTAATTAAAAGGAGTTTTTATGACCATATTATTATTAATTTTAACAAGCATTGTTACATTATCATCTTTAGTATGTAGCTTTGTTCCTACAAGTCTTTTACCAGATGACGCTAAAAAAGTATTAAAGATTTTAGCTTTAAACTTTAACAATGTTCATTACGACTGCGACCATGACGAGTAATTGTTATGAGCGGTCTATCTGAACTTGAACAAGGCAAATTAATAGAAGCAGTCGAAAGTCTTGAAAAGCAAGTAACAAGATTAAATACAAGACTTGATTCTCTTGAAGGGCAAATGAAGTCAGGTAAAGGCATTGTTATAGGTATATTTTTAACGGCTAGTGGTATATCGGCTGCCGCCGCCACAATGTTTGGAAAAATGCTTGGGGAATAACAATAGACAAAAAGGAAGAATAGGAGAATTGTTTGTGTGCTATATTCTTGAAAAATTTGGTTATCAAACAGCTTTTGTTGATACGCAAGGTTATGATGTAATTGTTAATTACAAAAACAGACCTATTCGTATTCAAGTAAAATCTGCTCTCTCAAGAGATTACAATAGAAAAAAAGGTGGTAAACCTAGATATAATTTTGCTACTAACATTGGTGGTGAAAAAAGAAAATACACAAAAGAAGATGCAGATATTATCGCTTTATTTGGTTCAGACCATGAAACAGTAATCTTTAAGCTAGTTGATGAAATAAAAACAAAAACACATAAATTATCTGAAGCACATTTTTACGATAAGTCTATAATGAAACAAAGTTTTGAAAGGTGTTTAGAATCATGTTCGGTTTAATTGGCTCTTTATTAGGTTTTGCTAGTTCAGGTTTACCTGCGGTTCTTGACCATTTCAAACAAAAGAGTAATCAAAAACATGAATTAGCTGTAATGGAAATGGCCGCTAAACATAAGATTACTGTAGCTAAAGCTAGAGCAGATGAAGCCGAAGTAGCGGGTGTGTATCAGCACAGTCAAACAATTCAAAACAATGCTAGTAAATGGATAGTTAATTTAAGTGGTCTTGTAAGACCTACAGTTACTT